CGGACAGGCCCCGCTCCGGATCGGGCAGCGCGTGCTGGTCCGTTTCCCAAGACAGCATCCGTAACGGATTCCATAGGATTGACACTACGGTGCGTAGTGACGCGCGACTTGATAAATCGAGCCGCTTTCGCTTGATAACTCGACATCCGGGGATTTTCGCATGGCGAAACAAAATTCCGCCAGCGCGAAAATCCTCGTTGCGGCCTGCCTCGCGCATCAACCTCAAAACAGCCCGCTCGGCTCGGCCTGAACGTCCCAGCTGAAGATCAGCAGTTCCGTCCGCTCGGCTGCGTTCGATCCGCCGCCGACCGTGTAGCGGATGCCGGTCTGCTCGATATGGAATCGCCCGAACGCTCGCCGGATGTCCGGATGATCGCCCAGGCTGACGATCGCCTTGCCCTTCAGGGTTCCCATCCGCTCGGCCAAAGCTTCGTATTGCTCCCAGCCGAACTCGATTCCGTAGCCCTCGGTCTGCCAGTAAGGCGGATCGATATAGAAGAACGTGTGCGGCCGATCGTAGCGCTCGACGCATTCCTGCCACGACAGATGCTCGATATAGGCGCTGGCCAGCCGCAGATGCGCGGCTGACAGCGTTTCCTCCAGCCGCAGCAGGTTTAGCCCTGGCGGCGCCGTCGTCGCGGTGCCAAAGCTCTGGCCCTCGACGCGGCCGCCGAATGCCGCCTGCTGCAGATAGTAGAACCGGGCGGCGCGCTGGATATCGGTGAGCGTTTCCGGCCGGGTCATCTTCAGCCACTCGAACACCTTGCGGCTGGTCAACGCCCACTTGAACTGGCGCACGAACTCTTCCAGGTGGTTCTGGACGACCCGGTAGAGATTGACGAGCTCGCCATTGGCATCGTTGAGCACTTCCGATTCCGCTGCCACCGGCCGCAGGAAGAACAGCGCGGCGCCGCCAGCAAACGGTTCGACGTAACACTTGTGTTGTGGAAAGAACGGGAAGATTCGATCGGCGAGGCGGCGTTTCCCGCCCAGCCACGGAATGATTGGTGACGCTGCGCACTGTTGCACTATGCAAGCCTTTTTCGTCTGGCGAAAGATTGATAGGCTGCTTGGGCTCCGCGCGCGGAGTGGGCAGCCTTGGGTTCGCGCAGCTTGCTTGCGCTGCCGACGGCTGGCGTGTTTCCCCACGCCGGCCGTCGCTGTCCTTATCGTCTTCAGCTGGTGGCCGCGAAGCTGGCGAGGTTGGCCATGTCAGTGTCGGTGAGCTTGTGGTCGAACAGCACCACCTCGTCGAAGGTGCCTGCCAATGCATTAGCGCCGAAGTTATTGCCAATGCCAACCTGAATGCTCGAATCCCATGTTGATGCCGCACGCGTGACGCTCGCGGTGGAAGTCGCCTTGAGAATTCCATCCACGTAGAGGCGCAAAGTCTGGGCTGTCGCGTCGTAGGTGACGCCGACCGCGTGCGGCAGTCCATCGTTGTACGCCTTGTCCTGCGCGTTGGCGATGGCACCCGTGGTGTTGAAATTGTTACCGACGGCGGCAACGTTGTTGGTACCCTTGTAATTGACGAATAGATCGAAAAGGATCGTGGACGACGACCCTCCACGCAGCGACAGAAGGGTCGCGAGCGTTGTGGTTGTCCACTTCGAAATCAGGAAGATTGAGTAGTCGCCGTCACCCAACGCCCATTTGGCATTGGCCGTGGTCGAGGCACCCCCGCTTGCGATGCGAACAGCTGTATCCGCATCACCTTCCAGAAGTCCCGGCTGACCAAGGAAATATGCTACGCCTGCGGATCCCGAGAGCGTCGCAATGGCCTCTGCGACACGGTCCACCAGTGTCGTCCCGCTGGCTTCGTTCATCCGCCAGTGGGCCACGGGCGCCAGCGAATCCACGAGCCCGAGGAAGGTTGCGGTCAGCTCCAACGTAATCGTGGCGCTTGCGCTGCTGCCCGCCGCGTCCTCGACGTCGAAAGTGACGTCCGTCGCGCCGCTCGCCACTGTAGCGTCATAGCTGATGAGGCCGTCCGAAGACATGGTCATGCCATCCGGAAGCTGCGTCGTCGGATCCACCGACCAGGCAAGCGGCGGAAGACCACCACTGGCCTGCATTTGATAAGTGCCCGCCGCGCCCGATGCCAGCTGGACGGTTGCAGGAGTGGTGATGGTCAAATCAGAGCGGTAGTCGAACGTGGCGGCCAGTGGCATAAAGCTCGGCACGCCGTCGCGGACGGCATCCACTTCAATCCGCACGGTACCGAAGCCGCCAGGCTCCGGCGACGCCGTTGTGCCGGCAATGTCGGGAAGCGTTTGCGCCAGCACATCGTCCAGGTAGGTTCGGACCGTGTAGGTGACGTTTGTTTCAGGGCCGATGCTGGCCTGCGATGTATCGATCAACTGGTCAGCTTGTTGAATTCGATCGCGATGCGTCCAGGCAATAGCAAGCGGACGGATGGCGGCCGCCGGATACGCCTCTTCATTGATGGTGAGGCCCGCGGGCGGATAGGGCCGATTCTGACGGGCATCGAACGCGACCGCGATCGGCGTCGCCAGCGCGGCGTTGAGCTGCTGGCTGAATGTATTGGTGAGCAGCTTGACGCTGATCGTCTCACCGTCGGTGTATTCCGTGGTGCCGGACCCGGCAAATCCATCGAAAAACCAGATTCTGGAATTTGGCGCATGTTCGCGTGGCGGGGTATCTGCGCAACCGCGACCGAGTGTCAACGTGTTGGCAACCGCATCCATTGCATCCACGCGGCAAATCTCACCATCCCACAGCGCCGCAGAGCCGACCAGAACGCTGGCGAGCAATGAACCCTCCGCCAGGGTAAATTCCGTTTTCAGGCCAGCCTGAAGCGTGTCGCCTTCAACGATCAAAGCCGTTGGGCACCACGAACCGTTGCCCAATTCCACGTAGGTTGCGCCCCCGTCCGTGCTTACGACAATGCTGTAGTCGCGGCTTTGCGCGGGGTCCGTCGCAATGGTCACGAGATAGCCGACGTCACCTGGCAGGGCGGCAAGATTCGCGCGTGAAAGGTTGCGCACCAGCTCGAAATACGGCGCCTCGAAAGCGGCCTGGCTCACTATTGCAAGAGGGACCTGCGGCGGTCGCGTGTCAACGCCGCGCTCGGTTTCCATATAGCTCGCGCTGGCCAGGCTGAAAGTGTTCTGCGCAGCTGTGATTTTCATGGCTCCGCTCTTGAGCGTGCCATCGCTTTTCTCGGCGAGGATGCACACCATGTCGGCGATGCCGTTCTTGGGCGATTGCAGCCGGAAATAGGTATTCCGCCGCCACGCGTACGGCTTGCGCGTCGTGGTGATCGAGAAGGCGTGCGACGGCGTGATGGCGGCCATGAGATTGCGCTGCGCGAGCCGATTGGCCAAATCACCCGTGGGCACCTCCGGGTATTGGTGCGTGACATGGTTGAGTCCGTTGGCACTGATCAGCGCCAGCGCCGTGACCGGCCGGGTCGTGACAGTTGTCCACTGCTCCGGATCGAAGTATTCGACCGCAACGCTGTTGGTCGAATCATCGAGCAATGTTGGCGAGTCCTCGAACTCCAGAATGTCGTCATCGGTGAGGATCGGCAGGGAATTGAGGTCATACACGCCGTTGGCGATGTCCAGATACCACAGCCCGTCGACCGGGTCGCGACTGACGCTGCAGGCAGCCAACTGCGATATGCGGGCGCTGAATTCATCCACGCTCTCGGCATCAGCGTCGTAGGCGCACTGGCAAAGACCGAATCCTTGGTTGTAGAACCAGTCCGCACCGGCACGCCAGTTGGCGTCGGCCATGTTGGCCGTCGGCTCTTGTCCGCGGTCCCGCGCCGTGCGCACTTCATAGAGGATGTGCGCGGGATTCATGGCCGTCCCGAGACCTACCAGGCGCACCAGGGTGTAGAGCGAAATCGCGGGAGTCGTCGAATCATTGGCGCTGCGCGTGAACGCGAGAAAAGCCGCCGTGCCAGCATGTAGCGCTGCGGTTCCCGTCGACAGCACTGTGGCACCTTGCCGAAGCCAGTAGGTGAAGGTACCCGCCGCCTGATTGATTGATGCTTCAAACGAATATGGCGTGGCCGTCGCCAGCACTGATCCGTAAATGGGGATTGGCGTCCCGAAATAGTCGATAGCGGGGCGGCGCTGCGGGTCCGTGACGGATTCGGTCAGGGGGCAAAAGTCCAGAATATGGTTGCCGCCCGCGTCAGTGATCGCGATGGTGATCGGGTCTCCCGTTCCGTCCGCGGTGAGCTGGAACTCGCAGTACAGGTCGGTGACGCCCGCAAGTCCCAAAGGCGTGCGCCAGTAATCGCCGCGCGTGGCATCGAGCGTCGTATTCTCAATCGCGCCGCCAACCAGCTGGAACATCGTCGGGGCGTTGGTTTCAAAGCCACTGAAATCCGTCATGACAATTTGCGCGTTGCTGCCCACGACCGCCACCGCGGCCTTTTCCGGATACCAGCAAGCATCGTCCCATCCCTGCTCGATGGCGAGGATCTTGTAGGCCGGTTTCTGCGGGTACGGGTTCATGGCGCCGAACTCGCCGCCCTTGAACACCAGCGTGGTCATGCCCTGCCAGCTCGGCACCTGGCTGCCGAAGGTGGAAAGCAGGTAGGCGTTCGGCTGCTGGCCGTCCTCGCCAAACATCACGTCGACGGCGCCGACGATCCCGCCCTGATCCTTGTCCCCGCCGAACAGGCTGGGCGCATAGATGCCGATGGTCCCGCTGGACGTCAGCTTGCCCGCCCACGCCGTCTTGTTGGCCGCACGGAATTCCAGAAAAGCGTCGATGGGATGCGCCGCCAGCCCGTGGTGATAGGCCACCAGGTATTTGAAGCCGATGGTGACGGAACTGCTCTTACCCATTGTCAGACCCCGCCTGCGCATCGCGGGCGACGCATTCGTGCGCCCACTTCACCAGGCCCAGGGCGAACGCATCGCCGACCGCGAGCAGCTTTTCCTCCTCGATGCCGTTGCGCACGAAATCCTTGAAATCGAGTCCATGCCGCGTAGCCCAGGCGGTCGATCCGCCGCGGCAGAGGCCGGGGCGCTTGCTGAAATACGGAATCGTGCGCAGATGCTGGAACGTGACGATCACTTGCCGCCTCCATCGCTCTTGATCGGCGTGCGCCCGACAACCTTCCAGCCGAGCTCGGCCGGGTTGGTGATGCAACACGTGCCATACCAGCGCTTGGCGGCTTTGCCATCCTGGGTGGTCGGCCCCTTGGCCTGCGCCTCCGGCGGCGGCTGCGCGCTGCTGTGCATCGAGAGCGCCACCGCAAGCCCAATGATCAGCGCCACGATCGCCCACACGATCAGCGCGATTATGGCTTCGTGCGGCTTGTTCGGGTGCGGCGTTAGCGCGGCCACGGCCTGATGAATCAGCTGCGCGATCACGCCCAGGCAAAGCAGGCACACGCCGGCGACGCGCGTTTGCTTGCCTTCGCGCGTGTCATACCACCAATGACGCACGCGCCAACGCCAGACGTAGCCAACCTTATGGCGAAGCTTCGCGATCAGCCCCATGACATGCTCTGCCCGTCGTAGGGCGATTCGATTGGCTCATAAAGCGAACCGCCATAGTGGATGGTGTTGCCGCGCGCGTCGCACGCATCCCATGTGCCGGGGCAATTGGGCAGCACGCTCACGGCCAGACCCGCCGCCAAATCGTTGCCGCCGTACAGCAGCGTGACGTCCGTGCTGCCCTTGGTGTGCGCCACGATCGGGCGCTCCTCGACGATGCCGTCGGCACACGTCCAGCTGAAGGTGCCGCCATTCAGCGAAAACGGCGCATCCGCGAATTCCGCCGCGGTCAGCACCAGACCATTGATGGCGGTCAGCGTGCCGATGGTGATCAGCGACGTGGTGCTGGCCGTCACTGCACTGCCCACCGCGAGACCGGTCACGTCGGAAAGTGTGAGAGTGCCGCCATTGGCCGCGATGATGGTGGCACTGCGCGGCGTGCCGGCATCGTCCCACGTGGCCACGCCGCCGACATACGTGCGCTGTTGCGGCACCCATTCCGCGGCTGTCACATCGTTGCCGCTGATCGCGGTCAACGTACCCTGAACCGGAATGGCTTCAGCGATCAGGTTGCACCCACGCAAACCGGTCGAATACACCGTCTTCCAGCAGGTCTTCTGCCATTTCGGCCCGCGTCGGCGATTCTTGTCGCTGCTGCCGTTGCGCACGCAGGTCAGTTCCAGCGTGCTGCTGTTGGCGTTGTACTTCGGCTGCGCGACGCGACCTTGCCAGCGCACGACCGCCTGCAGGTCCGGATCGTTCGCGTGATAGTCCAGGCACATCACGCTGATGCGGTCCTGCGGCACGTACGGATAGCACATGTCGCCGAGTTCCTGCGTAGGCGGCAGCTCGGCCGCGTTCGGATTGCGCGTGTACGGCAACGTGATCGTGATCTTGTCCTGCGGCGACTCGGCCGTCAGCTTGATCTCCGACCGCGAAATTCCAGCGGCGACATAAGTTTTGCCCGCGATCACCACGTCGCGCGTGACGCCGGCATAGCGCCACGCCTTCGCCTGCCGCGTGAACTGAAACAGTTGCCGCGGCTTGCCACCACGCAGCGAGAGTTCGAAATCGTCAAACATTGCTCTTCACCGCCCGCCAGTTGATCGACGCATAGCCGACGCCGTCGGCATCGTTGATGTGCTGGATCTGAAACGCATCGCTGGCCGAGCCACACATCGAAAGCCAGCCGACGGCGCGCACCGCGCTGGGGTCAATACCGACGCCGAGCGCAGCATCGAGCTGCAGCACTTCCTGATCGCCCGATTCCGCGCTGCCAGTGATGCGGCGGTAGAAACGTGTGCCGTCATAGAGCTCGATCGCGATGTCGCGGCGATTCTGCTGCAGGTAGCCGAACTGGCTGTAACCCATCCACGGCACGCGGATCTGCACGTCCGCGCTGCCGATCGCCTGCGCAAGCTGCACGTCCTGCAACCAGGTGGGCACCCACAGCATCGAGACGCGCCCCTGCAGCGCGTACAGCATCGAGCGGAAGACGGTGTGCTTGTCGCGCCGGTACAGCTTGAAGTTCTGCGACTGCGCGCGAAACGCCATGCCGGGTAGATCGTAGTAATAGATCGGCCCGACATCGGTATCCACGGATCCGGAAAGCCGATCGTATTCATCGGTCGGATCGTCCGAAACCTCGTTGCGCCACTCCAGCACCGGCGCGCCGCGGTACGTCGTCGCGCTGGGCCACGCGGCCGGCCAGTCGCACGGCTCGTCGATGATCGCCGCGACATCCAGCGCAAGGGTGGTATCGGTGTGCCAGCTCGCCTTCGGTGTATCGGCAAGCCGCGCCTTGCGCACCGGGTACAGCTTGTCGCCGGGGCCCCACGCGCTGGCCGTCGGCGCGGTCAGCGCCAGGCCATCGGCACTGATGCTGTCGATGGTGGCCAGCTCCCACGTTTGCGGGTTGCGCCACAGCGCCACCTGGCCGCCCGACACGAAATCAAAACCCGTTGTGCGACACGAAATGGAATCGGCGCCGGCGGCGACCGCGCCCGTCAGCCATTGCTGGTCGGGGAAGATCGGCAGCAGGAACGGCCGCACGCCGATGTCGAAGCGGATCGCGTCGGCGATGCGCTGGTTGCCGCGCCCGAGCAACGACGAAAAGCTGAAGGTGCGGCGCGGCACGTCGCGCAACGCGCGGATCTGTTCCGCGCCGGTGCCGCTGGC